TATTTGTGAAAATCTATTGTCTTCAATGTTTGTATCAATGTTTTTACTAAACATCAAACGTGGTTTACCTTTGGCAACCTCTGCTTTTGCTCTAGCTTTTTCAGCTGGCGCAATATCTTCACGGCCTTCTATAATATCTCTTGCAGTTACGTTACCTAAGTTTCTAGTATACATGTCTAGTATACCTTTAATAGTTTGAGCTTCAGCAGCACGCGGTGTAAAGTTAGGATCAACCTTACCGTCTTTAATACCTACAGATTCTAAGAAAGTATTACGATCATATGGTTTAAGTTTCCACTGAAAGTTATTACCAACACGCTCGCCTTTAGTGTAAAACTTATTAAGTAAGTTTCTAGGTATAGCAGTTGGTTCACCACCTTTACGTACAACTCTATTACCTTCTTTTATTTCAACTACTTCTCTATTAGCTTCAGTAAATAAATTTTTAAGTGTAGGTTCGTTTTTTAATATCCAACGCTGTATATTTGCTATGTTGTCTGACTTACGTAAGTTGTCTTTAGGGTTTGAAATACGACTTACAGGTATACCAAAAAAGTCTGCTACTGTTTGGTATGGCGCAATATCTTTAAGCTCCTTATATGTAACCTCTGTAACGTCTACGCCTTTATCTGTAATACTTTTTTGTACTTCAGCTGTAGCAGTTTCTTTAACGTCAGGCATAATCCTAAATGGATCAATAGCTTTTGCTTCTGGTTTTGTTGGTGTTTCAGTAACGGTAACTTCTTCTGCAGCAACACCTCTTGCTTCAGATACATCTTCAGTAAACTCTTCGCCAAGAACTCTTTTCGATGCTTCAATTGCTCGAGCTGGTAAAAATTTATTTATATAAGCTGCGAGCGGTACACCAGAATCTGGATTATATTCACTAATTAAATCTATTATACCACGTTGCCCAGTTTCTATTTCGTCCGTAAGTAATTGTCTGTCAAAACCTGGAGCTTCACTTCTGCGCTCCACAAGTTTACTTGTAATAGGCTTAAACTGTTCTATAATATCAAAGGCACCAGCAACACCTTGTTGATCGTATATTTCTTGAACACGCTGCGAAGCTTCATCTGATCTAGCTTCTTTAATTATAGCAGCATCGTCAAATGTTTCTACTTTAGGTCCAACTAATTTACCTGTTATACCTTCTTTAGCCGCGCGCACTTGGCCTCTAGTTAATTTACCAGACTCTATGCTTTTGTTGTAATCTTTTATAAAGTTATATACATCACGACCATTATTAAACTTAGCTTTAACACCTAAGCTACTTAAGAACTGACGGATAAAATCACCTATTTTTGTGAACGCGTTATCATTAAATTTAACAGTACCGTTTCTAACAGTATCAGAAAACAATGTTAATACCTCTTCCATCTGCACCGCTGTAGGATCTTGGTTGTATAACTCTAGTCTTTCACGTATGCCAGAATCTTCTATTAAATTAGAATCAATCTTATTTAATTGCTCTTGTAAAGACTCACCTAATCTTCTTGCTGTATCTGGACTTTTCCTAACAGTTTGAAATATAAGAGCATGTAATGCCTCATGAGAAGGATCTGATATACTACCTATATCTTTATTTACTATTATTTCTTGTTCTTGAGTATCTGGATTTTGTATTATAAAAGCTCCTTCACCAGATTTTTTAATAGCGTCTTCTTGATTTTTTACAAGGTTATTATCTTGTAGATAGTTTTGTATTTCTTCTATAGATAAAGTTTTAACTCCTACTTTATCTATTTGCTTTGCTATGCTTTCTATTTTAGCAGTTTCTTTAAGCTTGGCTTTAGCACTAAAGTCTCTAAGTAAATCATTTATTTCTTTAACTCTTTGATCTTGAGGTTCTGTTAAAGCAGGTTCGTTTACTTGCTTTATTTCTTGCTGAAGTTTATTTTTTTCTTTAACAAGCTCTACAATTTCACCTTGATCTTGCTCATTTAAATTTAAAGGTTTAAGTTGATTAACAGCACCTTGCGTTTGTCTAAAGTTTAATTCTATTTCGCCTGCTTGCTCTGCAGTTAAATTACCTTTTTGAACTTCTTTTTTTAATTGTCTAGTTAAAACTTTTTCAGCGCTAGGCGATTGACTTAGTTTTATTTGAACTTCACTTGTTGGTACATCTGTAGCAAAAGCTTGACTAACACTTTTAAATTCAGTAGGTTTTAAAAGCATATCTGCTTTTATTGATTGATAAGTTTCTCTACCAAGCTGTACACCTTTAGATAAATTTACTGGTGCACCATATAGAGCACCACCACCAACACCTGTTAAAAAAGCATCAGTTAAACCTTCGTTCCAAGGCTTACCATTAACCATGTTTTGCGTAGCTTGTGTACCTACTTCTTCTAAACCATTACCAACAGCGGCTAAAGGAATACCACTTTTTTGTAAAGCAGCTTCATACATAGACGTAATACTCTGCTTAAATGTTTTCTTAGCTTGTTCTTCGCCAAGATCTTTGACCATGTTTTTATAAACCTTACCAGCAGCACCAGCTCCAAATACCCCTTCAAAAAACCCTTCAGATATTCCTATTAGTGTAGACTTCAAAAGCATTTCTCCTTTAGTATCTTCAGGAAATTCTTCTAGTTGAGTTCTCATTTCACCAGCAGCAAGAGGTAGACCACCACCTAAAGTTAAAGCAGTGCGTGATAAGCCAGCTGCTCCACCAACCATTAAAGATAAACTAACAGGCGCTGATTCAACCAACGCTTCACCTAGCAAATAAAAACCATCAGACCAATTGCCTTTTTTAAAGTTTTCTCCAATACCTCCTTCTATATCGTATAAATCTTTATACTGTTGCTGCAAAGCACCTAACTTTTCTTGCTCTTCTATTAGTGAATCTAATAAAGGTCTAGTACCTATAGTTTCTTCGAATTTTTTTAAATCTGTTTCAGGTAAACCTAAAGCTCTATTTACGGGATCACTTACTAATGATCCTACTTCATAAATAAAAGAAGGCATAGATAATATAGTCTCACCCAAACCTTTATCAGCTTTACGTAAAACTCTATATAAAGATTTAAATGTACCTTCTTCTTTTAGCTTTTCATTCAAAGTTTTATTAACTTGTTTTCTACGGTTTAACAAGTTGTTGTATTCACTTATACGCTTTGGAGAATCTAACGCGTCGATCTGCATATCATCTCCAGCTAGAAGTTTTATTCTATCATCTATTTTTTGTATATTTTCTAGCAAATCCTCTGGAGTTCTATCAGAGTCATCAGCTGTTACCACAACTTCTTCAAGTTCTATTTCACCAAACTTATCTATAGCTGCTTGGTCAAGAGCTGCTTGTTTACGTCTTTTAAATATAGCTTCTGGAGAGTTATCTATTTGTTGTGATTCCAAAGAAGTATCTACCGACTCTAATTCCGTACTCTCGGGTGCTTGCCCGGTTTCCGACACCGCAGGTGCACCCGTTTCCACAGTGTCGTTTGTCTTTCCCTCTGTAAAAGTAGCTTTACGTTCGTCAACTTTAGTTTGAATCTCTTCTGTAGATAAACCTTTAGATTTTAGTTCATCTACTAAGACTTTTAACTCTTGAATTTGATCTTCGTTCATACTATTTAATTTCCTATAAATATATACCTTTATACTGCGTAGAATCTACATTTGTATTATCACCTTTTTTAGCAGGCATTTTACCTGTTTCTACGAGTTCTAAAAGATCTTTTATTTCTTGAGGTGTCATTTCCTCGTTTATTGTAGCTTGGTTGTCAGCTCCAGATACAGATTTAGTTATAGTAATTTTATTAACTCCTCTAGGCCCAACTTGTTCTGCCTTCTTAACAACAAAGCCTTTAGCGTTTAACGAGTTTTCAAGTTCATCTAAATCAACATATCTTTTACCACTTTCTTCAGCAGGACCTTCCTGTATGGGTATTTTAAGATCTTCTATATAGCTTATATCAACAGCTTGTTTTTCTTTTGTGTCTTTAACTTGCTTTTCTATTTGACTAGTAATATCCGTGGCTTTTTCTTTGTAATAAATAGCTGTAGGTAAACCACTTTCAGTTTGTAAATCTATTTCAATACCATTTTTTCTATAAAAATCAACATCTTCTTGTGTAACTATTCTAGATTTATAATCAGCACCGTATAATCTACTTACGTCTTTTTGTTTTATAAGATCACTGAGATAAGCTTTTTGTTTTGCTGGATCTGCATTAAAAAACCTTTCTTTAGCAGCTGAACTAGAATCCGGTAAAGGTAAATTGTACTGCATGTATTTCCAAATCTGATCTTGTGGCATAGTCATAAAACCATCTATCTTAGCGTTTATAGTATCATTATAAACCCTATCGTTCCACAACATATCTGGATCAAAATGTGTTTCTTCTACTTGGTAAGTTTTAAGACCTCTTTTTGTAGGTTTTCTAGTTACAGTTTGCTCTATTAAACCTTTTTTAGTTGGATTATTATTTTCATCTATGTATTGAGAAGCTCTTAAAGCTTCGTTGGTGCCCATATCAAATTCACCTAAATTCGTTAACAACGAACCTCCTTCAGCGAATTTATCAACATTTCTTTTCCACTCAAAAGTAGCGTCTGAATCTTCAAGCTCAGGATACATATTTTTCATACGTTTCCATAAATCACTATTAGTATCAAAACTAGCAGATATACTCATCATATTATCATAAGTACCATTATCGTTTGCAACTCTACTAAATTTTTTATTAACTTTAACACCTTGAGCTTGTCTGTTTAATAAAGCATTTGAAGCTACCATGTTTTGAAATTCTTCTTTACCAGTGCCAGCAAAATCAAAGTTAGTGCCAATGGTGTAAGGCGACTGATCTTCTAATGGTTTTAACCCAGCTATAACGGCACCAGCTGCTTCTAGTGTTTGTTTTTGAAATTGCTCTGAGTTACTAACAATCATAGAGTAAGCGGCTCTTTGATCCGATGTTAGATTTGGATTTAACGCTAATTCTGTTTTGGCATCTATAGCACCAATGTTATAATCAACACCCTTATATTTAAACAACTCACCAGTAGTCATTTGATTTATAGCAACCTCTTTAAATTGCTCTAAAAACGCTTTATCTTTTATGCCTGAAGCAGCGACTGTTTCATCATATTGCTTTATCCGCTCAAGAAACGCTTTGTTACTATACAACTGTTTAGCTTGCAATTGTTTTTGAACAGCTTTTTCAGCTTCTCTTTGCTTATCTCTATACTTCATGAAATTAGATAAAAAATTTTCACTAGATTTTTGAAAACCTTGAATCATAAATTCTGCAGAGCGATCTAAAATTATCTGTGGGTTTCTATAACTCATTTTTATATTTTATTTATTATCAACTAAAACCACCACCAGCAGCTGCACCAGCTATGCTACCAATAGAACTAGCAACACCACCCCAAGCAGCAGCTTTAGCTTGATTAGCTGAAGCTTGTTGCGCTCTAGCAGCGTCTTCTTTACCAGCGGCTCTATCAAGATCAGCATTAAGTCTATTTTCTTCTTGAGTAAATTGCCAAGCTTTCCCTTCAGCTTCAGCAGCTTGAACTCTTTGACCTTCAGATATTTTAATAGATTGAATTCTTTGTTGTTCAGCCATTTTAAGCTGTTGCATTTGTGATTCTCCTTGAGCTTTTAATTTTTCGTTTTGAGCTTCTTGTTGTTCAATGTTGGCCGAAATACCTTGCTTAGATTTTAAAGCAGCTTGAGCAAGAGCTGTAGCACCACCCGCTGACGCACCTGTGGCTCTCAACGTATCTAATGTATTTGCTAAAGCTATATCAGCTTCTTCAGCTTGCATTTCCGCAGCTTTAGTAGCTACACCCAGTTGATTATATGGGTTTGTAATTTGACTAGAAAGATCTTGCGCCATAGTACTAAGATCTTTTACGCCAGCGTAAGGGTTTATAACCGTCTGTCTTTTAGCTTTAAGAGCTTCAACTTCGGCTGCTGCTGCTGCTGCTCTACCTCTCGCTCCTTTAGCGGCTTGTTTTGCTTGGTTAGCTCCGACTGCCCCAGCCACTACTGAAGCCCCTGCCGCCACTACTGCTGCTACTACTGCCATAATTTATATATTTTTTATTAATTCGTGCGATGGATCTTCATCAACAGTCCACCCTAATTTTTTATGCGTTTCTATTAAATGTCTATTTCGACCAATACTGAACATGTGCACTTTTCCTAACGATTTACAAGCTTCCTCTGCCGATGTTATTAATAGCTCTATCGCTTGTTTCCTGTCCTTATCTCTGTATTCTGGATCTGATACAATCCACTCTAACAATACCGCGTCAGAGTTTGTTAAATATATAAACCCTGCACATATTGGCCTACCTTCTTTTTCAACCATAAATCCTCCCTTGCCATTATCAGGCAAAAAGCTTTTAGGCGGGTTGACCCATTTAGGCCATGCTTCCCACCATCTACATAATGTATCCCAATCTTCTTCTTGAAGACGACGTATATTTAATTCCATTTAATTTAATATGATGATTCTACATACTCTGACGATACTGCAAATAGTTCTCGGGCTTTACCGCCGCTACCTACTACTTGTGTACTATTATCTGTTCTTATAGTCACAGTCGCGTAATAACCTTTTACACCTGAAATACTACTACCCCATATAACCTCACCAGCTGTTTCTTGACTATTATTTATAAGATTAGCAAAGTACTTACCTTCTTTTTTGTAAAACCCAGCGTAATATTGTATACCATCTTGTGTGTAACCACCCTCGTCATAACTTACTATAGATAGATTTTCGTTGTTAATATCTGGTCTTATTGAGTTAGAAATGTCTGTTAACCCAAAGCTTCTAGCTGCATTAAATTCAGAAACTTCCCAACCTGTAGATCCTTCATAGTTTATTGTTTTAAATACTTTAGAAGCGCTAACGTTTGGATTAAATATAAACGTTATACTTGAATCGCTGTAAGTATCATAGAATATAGATCTATTATCATTTGCGTTACTAGAATAATTATGTTGCCAAACTTTACCTTCATACACACTATAATATTTATTTTTAACGCTAAATATTTGCTCTGGTTTATATGTGTATCTAGTTGTCCAACCAAGCACAGACTCATCAAACGATAGTGTTTGATAACTATTACTGCCTACAACAGGTATGTTTTGTCCTTGTAAGCTAACTACATATTGCTTTGTATATATATCCCAAGCACCCAACGCTTTTTCTGTAGAACTTAAATTACCTAGTTGGTCTCTAAAATAATCATACATACCGTAGTTAGATATTTCAGTAATACCATCTTGTGATAATCTTAATACAGCGTTTCTATTTTTATCTACAAAGTATTTTCTATAACCATACACAGCAAAGCTCTCTGGGTTCTTGCTAATACCAAAGTTGCCAGCATAAGGAACAATTTGACCTATAACTAAATTAAGCGTGCTTACGGCTGATCCTTGTCCTTCAGCGGAATATATAGCATCTTTGTCTATAAGTGCTCTACTAACTTTATTTTCTTGAAATATATTAAGGTTTGTATCTTCAGCATATAGTTTTTGTATACTACCATTTGCTGGGTCTGCAGACTTGGTTATATCTTCACCTACACTAAATACATTGGTATTATTTATACCCGTTCGCGAGTTAAATACACCAGAGTATATTAATGAGTTAAATCTAATGCTTGAGTTAGGTTCTTCATCTACTAAATAAGCTCGAACACCATAATCAACATTAGTATTGTTGTAACCACCACGTATTCTAGCTTCTTCTACAAGCCAACTATCTTGTGCTTCCATGTTTGCTAGGGGAACAACTGGATAACCACCGCCTTCACCACTAGGCACGCCTGTGCTACCAAGCCACGTGGGCACTTGATCTACACCTACTTGTCTTTCGTTTAACGCCTTCTTTAATATAAAAGAGTTAAAATACTTTACTTCTACTACTGCTCCCATATCTTACGAATATAAACAAGGTGTTGGTATTGAATTCACTAATCCATTGCTGAGGAAAGAAGCTGTATAAGCTCCGTCTTTTGTATACTCAGGATTAAACACAGTATTACCATCAGCTGAATCCACCCGTTGCATTCTTCTAAATTTATATATACCTGTTGTTAATGAAGATGGTTGTAAAAAATTTACATCATCATAAAGTTGCGTAACGTAATTTGCAAAAGGTTCTTTAGCGTATTTATAAACATTATTAAAATTTGAAGAACACGCAGCATTAGGACCTACTATTTCATATCTATAAGTGCTTCCATAAGTAGCAAAGTCAGTTGGATTTGCAATATCACTAGGAGGATTGTAGAAATCACCTATTTGTAAACCAGCGCTAGATTCAAATGAGTCTCCTGTATAATTGCAATTTACACCAGTGTCATAAAAACCATAATTAGATTGTAAATTACCTAGTATTATTCTATAATCACCAACCGTGTTAAACGCAAAAACTTTTGCGCCATCAGCGCCGAAACCTTCAGCTTCAGTGTATTTATTAGATACAAGCAAACCAGAGTTTGACCCATAGTTATTGTTAAATGTACTTATTAAACCATCTATTGATGGGATTGCTACGTCCCATTCCCATGTACCACTAGGAACTCCAGCGGGTTGCGTTGTTACAGTGGATATACCATTTAAATCATATACAGGTTGCCATCCAATATTTGCATTAGGCCGCTGTTGTATACTATATCTTAAATTAACAAAACTTTGAAATAAAGATTGGCTTATGTTTCTAGCATTTGAAACTGATAATATAATAAAAATCGTTCCTTGTGTAAGTGCACCAGATATTCTTTCATTGTAAAAATACGGTTCGCTATCAAAACCTCCTGACGTACATAAATTATTATTTACAGGGTTGTTTGAACTACTTGATGGCGCTTCATAACCATTTAACCAACCTTGAAAAGGAGGTTGACTACCTAAAATACTAACCTCATTACCTGTTAAACTTGAAAAACCACTGGTGCCAGTAAACCAAAAAGCAGCGCCATATCCCGAGTATATTTCGTAATCAGCAAAGCTAGAAAATACAGAATCAACAGGTGGCTCTCCAAAGTTAATATTAAATGTTTTTGAAGCTGTAGCTCCTCCAGCGTCTGTAACTTGCAAGGTAAAACTTTCAATACCAATAGCTGTGTTATCTGAATTTAATACCTGAAGACCGCTAATAGAAAAAATGTTTCGAGATTGACTAGTAAGAGCAAACTGTAAATCATTAGTAGAGTTACCGCCTAAAGGATTAGAACCGTTAACAGCGTCTATTGTTAGTATTAACGATTGTCCTCTTGTAACGTTTATTGTGCTAGTGTTTGAGTTGTTTATTATGGGCGGATTGTTTGTTAAAGAACCTGTTATTGAGGGTGTTGTAAATACGGGTTGGTTATTATTGTCTAAAGTTTCTACTGTAAAAGTAAACGTATAAGACTCAAGCTGCGCTGCATTAATACCATAATAAAAATAATCAGCTGTTTGTAGTTTATAAAAACCAGGGCTAACTTCTACCAAGGTAAATTCACCATTTCTATTATCGTTTGGATCTAAATCGTCGTAAACAGACGTTAATACCGGAGTGCTGTTAGGTATTATTATAGAACCTTGAACATCAGTGAAAGAAAACTCATCTGTAACATCTGCTCCTATTCCATCCTCTTCTTCATGGTCATAATTAAAGTTAATTATTCCAAACGCTCCGTTGGTATCTTGCTGGATAGCTGTGTTTAAATCTTCAATCAAACCGGAAGTCGTAGATTCCCAAAATATGTCTAATCTAGACGTTGTTGGTTTTGTTTCAAAAATTGATAAGTTTTCAAATTTTTGATACTCCGTGTTTGGACTATTGTTATAATCTATGTTATTTGTACCAAATTGATTTGCAGGTGTTTGAGAAGTAATAAATTCTGCTATAAAAGGATTTGACTCGGATCTATAAAACGCATAATATGGGTTGTTTGTATTTGTTATAGGCACTGGATTATTATTACTGCCTTCAAAATCAGCTACGTCAAATAAATCAAAAAGATCTTCTATGGTATTTGTAGTAAAAGATTTTCTACCTGGAAAATACTGCTTGTTACCTCTTACATTATATGGAATGAAAAAATTATTTTCTACCAAACCAAATAATTCAACAGAACTTCTAAACTGTTTATCTTGAGGTCCTACCTCTGATAAATCTCTTGGAACTTTATTTATATTATCATTTAATAAAGTTATAAACGATGCGTTTTCATTTGTTAAAGGTATTGGTGAGGTTATGCTGGTATCGTAGTAAGGACTACCTTTCATAGCGCCAGACGCATATACATTGTAGTATTCTTGCTCCAACTGTTTAACAACTATTTTATAACTGTACCAACCTAAAGGCATGTAATCTGGGTCAGTAGGATCACCGTTGTATAGACCAGGTTCTCCAGTCGCGCTAGACTTAGTAGACTGTATAAACTTGTTAAATAATATTTTTAAAGAATTACCAATAAAAGCATTTGAATCATAAGCTGTAGAATTAGAATAAGGCAAGTATACAGTGTCAGCGCCGTAATCACCATCTGTTTGAGAAGTGTTGTTTGACAGTATAACAGTAGATTGTCTACCGTACTTGTCTGCAAGTACAACTCCAACTTGATAATTTCTATTTTGTTTTACAGTGTGGTTAGGATATTCTATATTTGTTTTTGCCCAACCAACATCACCATTTTCATTTTTACGAGTGGCAGCTACTTGATAATCAATACCAGAAGGTGGCGTGTGCTTATCTTGAAAATTAGCATACACAACTCTATTAGATGTTACTTCTTGCCCTAGAGCTCTTACAGGTACTTTATCATAGACTCTAGTTATTTCATTTTCTGGAAGTGTTTTATAAGGTTTTGTAGAATTGTACACGTATTCAAACACAGTACTTGTACCAGTTATTTGAGAAACTGGTATTGTTTCTACAACTTGCAAAGCTAAACCATCTGATTCTTTGTATATAATATCTAACTCTGTTATTTTAAACAAAGAATTTATTTCACCAACAGTAGCTGTAGTACCATCTGGTTTTTTAGGCATTGGTATTTGTAAAGCTATTTCATTTACTTTATTTTCCATAAACTCAACAATAGTACTTGCTACTGTTTGTTGTTCGTCACCTGGTAAAAAATAACCATCTTGTTTTGGTATAAAACAAACTTGAGTAAACGGAGCTATAAGTGAATATTCACCATCATCAAATTTAAATCTATAACTAAATCTAACAAATTTATCTTCTAAAAATTGAGGATCACCTGGAAAATTAGGATTACCCGCGGGGTCTTCGTCAGCCCAATATGGGTTTGCAATATAAGAAGAATCATCTATAGGTATGTATTGGCTAAATACATCTTTCATTGTTGTCTCGAAATTTCCAGGAGACAACGTAGATTCTTTTATAACCTCTATAGCTTGGTATGGAAAATACTTGGCTACAGATATTTGATCCTCATTAACATAATAGTTTGCTTGACCAAACTGGTTAGCTAAATTAACATTGATTTTTCTAGGTTGATTTCTATTATCTGTAAAAAACAATAAGTTTTCTAAGATATTAATACCTGTTATAGGAAAAGCTTTTGAAAAATTTAAAAAAGGACCCTCAACTAATTTTGTTAGAGTATTACTTATAGCGTTGTATCTATATATAAAATGATTAGAACCAGCACCGCTTGGCGTATAATTAAAACCTGTGTCTGGGTTATCTGTAAAAAACAAATATACTAAAGAGTTTGTTTCATCTACTTTTCTACCTATACAACTTAAGTTAGGAATACCTAACTCTAAATCAGCAACAGACACGTTGCCTACAACGTTTTCCAACGCGCCAACGTCATCACTTTCTGACTTGCTAACCTGTATGTTAACAGCGTCGCGATATTCACCTTGAGGAACTAACCTTGAGTCAAGGTCTTTGTTCATCTTTGATTTGATGAATGAGTTTTTAACTTCAGCCATTTAATTTTAGTGTTTAATCCATTTAGATTTACCACGCATAGTTTGAATAAGCTCATTAAGCTTAATATTTGAAAGTCTAAGCTTAGCATTTCTAATCTTAGCACTTTTCTCTTTCTTAAGTCTTTGAACTATATACTCAGGTTGATTTATTCTTGTGGATATGATAGCGTGCAATATCGATGCATACATTGCTTCTTCAGCAAGTTTAGGTACTTTAGTATCTAAGTCAGTTGATAAGCCATCAGATATATACTCAAAAGTGATTAGTTTGTCAACTAGATTCGCAGAAAAAGATATTTTACCTTCTCTATCGTTTATAGTAAAGTAACCATTTGCATTAGCATACCTTGGGTCCATACCATATTGTTGTCCATAAAATGGATCACCCCAACCGTAACCGTACTCCCATGTTTCAATAATGTTGTCAATATTTCTTTGTTCACCGAGTACGTTATCTTTCCATCTTAGCTCAGCAATAGAAGTACCACTAGTATTGTTATCAAAGTTATCTTGCAAAGGTATGCCTTCAGAGTCTTGAAGCGGTTGGGTGTATGGGTTGCTAGTTAAATCTGTTGGTAATATAATATGTTTAACACCTTGATTATCAAACCAATATAAGTTAACATAGTTAACATAATCCTGGGGCATTACAACACTTAAGTTGTGTGGTATGTTTAGTTCTTGTGATTTTATAGCTTTAAGTGTATCGTAACTAAGCTCTTGCATAGCGCGCTTAGCGTGGAATATAACATCAGTTCGTTTTACAGACGGTATAAGCTTGTCTTGACCAACATAAGCTATTAAGAAATTATTTATAACGTCATCTAATTTAGTATAAGCATAAGAGCCATAGTTTTGCTCAACTACAGAGCCATAAGCTTTATCTTGAGTGGTGTTACCATATTTACCGCCGTCTAATCTTTTTAACTGAACAACTATAAAAAGATTGTTAGCTGGAGGCGTATCGAATGTTATAATGTTGTTTGTAACTGAATAATCAGCTACAACTTCAGACCAAGTTCCAGGAGTACCAGCTACACTAGTATATAACTTAAAGTTGTTTTTTTGATAGTTTACGTCTGTTTGCTCTGCAGCTCCAAAAACCAAATCAGTATCAAATGTAGTTGTAAAACTAACAGTTGTTCCATCGCCTCTAAAGCCTTGAGCGCCTTCGTAATATTGTCTATTGTTTTCTGTTAGCAAAGCCATTTATTAACTTTTTTGATTCATTTCGTTTTGTGCTATTTCACTAGCAGCAGCTTGTACTATTTGCGGATCTCTTATAACTATACCAGAGTATTGTAATATTCTAAGTATGATATTAGTTTGTTCTTCTGGTAATAATTCAAAATCGTATGAAGCTCCTGGGTTATAATTGTATTGACCTAAACCACCAACACCATACGCCCAAACAACATTAACTGGTCTTCTTATAAAATTTGCCTGCACGTTACTTGTTATAGCTGCTGGAGCTACGTTTAGTAAACCACTTTCGTAAAGATATACTGGAAAGCTCGTGCTAGGCGTTGTTAACTTAGATTTTTGTATTTCATAAAAATCATCTCGCTGTAATCTTTGTAGTTCAACTGGATAACTACCACCACCATTATAAACTACAGTGCCCAATTTGTAAAAAGAAAAACCACCTTGAGTTCCGTTCCATGGTGCTATGGTTTGATAGTTGTCATCGTACACAACGCTAGCGCCTGTTATAAGATCCGTAGTAGGAAGATTAAATCTACCGTTAGAATAAACACAATCACCAATACATTTAAATTTAGATATTTTTTCATCTATACTCATTTGCCTATCAGCGTAATCATAATCAGCTTGCTGCACTCTTAATTGTTGATTTAGATCATCAAAGTATTGTTCGAATATATCTAGTTGTACTTGTGTAGCTGTTTTATTAAACTCATCAGGCGTCATGTAACCACGTTGCTCTTTGTTTAATATAAGCAAAACGGTTTGATACACATTGTTTACGTTTATTGCCATTTATATTTTTATTTAAATATAAGGGCCCGAGTGAACGAGCCCTATATACTATTGTTACATGTTATTTAAGTTTTTTCTCTATAGACTTGAAGACTTCTACACCTTCGTCAGTCTTAAAGAAAGCAGCCATTGCTGAGTATGGGTTTTCGTCAAATGGAACATTCATAAGTTTCTTACCATTAGACGCCCAAGCAAATGATCTTTGATCATCAGCTAGCAAAATAATTTTAGCTTCAGTTGCTTTAATAGCAAAGTTTCTAAGCTGTACATTATCATCGTTAGCAAGTTCTATAAACAATTTTGGGTTTTTTCTAGCAAATATTAATAGATCTCGTTTAACCTCTTTAGAAGACATTTGATTTACTTTACTTCCAACTTCAACTCTTAATATAGCTTCTGCTTGATCAATGTCCATAATTCTAGCAGCGTTAAGAGCGTCAATCTGAAGTTCCATGATGTCTAATTCATCTTCAGCTTCTACTACAGCATTATATTCTGTATATCGTATATTTTTTAACGGGTGATATAATGAAAGTAGTTTTTGTAATGCTTGATGTTCTTTTGAAACAAACAAAGCACCATCTTTAAATAAAATAGTACCTAATGTAACTTCACCATATTGATCTTCAACAAATGGAGAAGACATATTTGTAGCGTACCTTAATTCTTTTTGTTCGTTAGTCTCTGGATCAAACCACAGTAGTGGAAATTTTCTGCTATGTCTAGCTGGTATCCTAAGTGTTAATGGTTTGTATTTTCCTTTAACGAAGTATGTTCTATCTTTAATCTCCCAACCCTGTTCAACGCTAGGAGCTTCTTTTGTTTTTGCCATGATATAATATAATAAAAATGTTAATAAAAGTAAGAATTACCCTCGCCGATAAAGACGAGGGTAAAAACTTACGTAATTTACTGCTTATTAGGCAGCTGTAAACAATACAAAGTTGTTAGCACCTTGTACACACAAACATCTTTCAGAAAGGAAGTTTACTTCCATAGCGTCAAGATCAGATGTAGCAGCACCACCAACAGATCCAGTCAACCAAGACTTCATACGACGATCGTCAGTTTGAGACGCTCTATATCGTACGTGTAAGAATGGACGACGGATGTTAGTACCAAGAATTTGATCGTAAACAGTTGAGGTACCAGCAGGAACTAGTACACCATCGATAGCGTAAACAGGAGCAGCAGTTGCAGCGGCCTCAACAAAACCTCCACGAGTAGAAGCATCGTTCAAGTATTTCCAGTCAGTTTTGTAGAAATCGTAAGAACCACGACGGAAACCAGAGAAACCTAGGTTAAGAGCCATGTCTTCAGAATTTTCAAACAAACCGTAAGCAGAACCAGCACCAGCGTTACCACCGTTCAAACCAGCAAGCATATCATCGATAGTCAAAGAAGTTTCGCGATTCAAGAAAAGCATGTTTTCTTCAATAGCTCCTTGAGTATCTAGGTTTTTAAGGATAAGGTCAAACTGAGCAAGAGCGTTAGCAGAACTTAATCCAGCAAATCCAGTTTCAACGTTACCACGATCGTTAACGGCAGCGAAGAGACCTTCAGTACCTTTGTATCCAGCACCTTCAGCACCAGAAGAACCAGCAGCTTTTTCACCTTCAACTACGCTCATTTCAAGATAATCTTCGAAACGTAGACGAGTTTCAGACTCAGCTTTCAAATACCAAAGGTATCCAGAAGTTCCGTCTTCAGTAGCAACTTCAACCCAACCGATTTGAGCAGTATCAGAACCAGAAACAACATATTTGTTACGGATAATGATTGGAGAGTTGGAGTATTGAGTGAAATCAGGATCAACACTTACATAACCATTAAATGCTCCAGTTGTAGCAGTGTTGTTAGGAGTAGAAGAACCTTTAGCATATTCAGATCCATAAACGAAGATCTTAACAGTAGAAGCCAAACCAGATAGATCAGCAGATCCGTAAGGAGCCACAGTCAAGACACCAGTAGTTTGGTTTGATCCAGTAACAACAGCTTTAGCTTCAGCTCCAACAGCATCTACAATTACGATTGTTTGACCAACTGAGATTACGTTTCTTACTGTAGCAGAAACAGGGATAGTTACAGTGTTAGCAACACCACCGTTGGTACAGTCAGAATAAGAGATATGCAAACGATTTTGCTCAGACCAGATAACTTGGTCAGAAGTCATAGGCATTTCAGCACCTACCATACGCAAGAATCCAGAGAGAGTACGGTTTCCGTAACGCTCTACTTCAGCTGCATATACTTCAGGTAGATATTGTTGAGCGAAAGTGTCAGTACCGTCAGTACCGTTGTTAAATACTAAATAGTTACTATCTAGCAATTGTTGTTTTTGAGATGGGACGATGTCACCAAATAAAGGACTTAAAGCCATTTTAATAAATTTTTAAAGTTATTTTCTAGTTTTTATTTTTAACCTTGAAGAATCAACACCATTAATAGCTTTTACTCTAAAACCTCCAATCGAAATATCACCAGCAGCAGTTGCTCGTGGTTCAGTTGAAATATTTTTAGATTTAGCAACTACATCCTTAACAGCATCGGCTTTGCCTTGCTCGTAAAAATGTTGTGCTATAGTATCAGCATTTCTAGCCGCGTATAAAGCCTTGTGGTATCCTTGCATATCTGTTATTTCATTTTTTTCATTCAAGAACGTCTTGATAAAATTTGTAATATCAGATTGGGCATCTGCCACTTGACTTGGGTTTTTAACACCATACCTAAACTTTTTCTCTCCGACATTGAAATCAAAACCTTTGAAATCATCGTTTAGAAAACTCTTTGTACGATTAACAAAACCCTCGTGTTGTTGCTTTATAGCTTGTTGCTCTTCGTTATATCTATTGAAAAAGTCCATTGCTTTTTGTTGGTCTTGAGTTACGCCTGGTCTCAACTTGATCTCATCGTAGTATTTACTCTTTAAACCATCTAAAAATTTACGGGCTTTTGCAACTTCTTCTTTAAACGCAATTTTTGCTCTGCGTATATCTTTCTCATCATCTAGCTCTTCATCGTATGAAAAATCCTCTAATAGAATGTTTACATCTTCAGAATCCAAATGAGGTTTAGTTTGTTTATAATATTCTCTAAGTAATGTTTTGCCATCTACATTAGAGTAATCGGCATTTAGTCGAACATAATCTTCAACTGTACCGCCAGTTTCCTCCATAAAAGAAACTAGTTTTTCAATATTTTCAGGAAGAGGTTTACCTGTTTGTTGGCTTTCTTTTACAGCTTCAACAACTTGTTTTTCAGTTACTTCTTCTTCTTGCAAATCTTCGATAGCGGTGAGGGGAGACTCGACATCTGAGTCGGAGGTCCGTACTTCTTCAACCATTTCTTTGCTGTCGCTACTGTCTTCGGGTTGTCCGACAGTATCATCGCTTGCATTTGTTTCATTGAGTCGAACGGCATCTTCTTCTTCTTCTTTTTTATCTATTTGTACTTTAATAACTTCAGGATCTACTTCCCCTTGAGCTTCTTTAGCTGTGTTCGGTATTTCTACCTTTGTCATAGATTCTGAAGCTTTACCTAAATTTTTAGGTTTCTTTACAGTTTTACCTTTAAGAGAAAACTCTCCTTCTTTTTTTACTTCTTCTGACATGATATGATAATATAAAATTAATAAAAATTATTTTTAACGAGGTTCAAACTGTTCTAGTCCAAATCCTCCTAATGAATCAAAACCTGCACTTTCAAAGTTTTTAGGTAGTTCATCATTTTTTCTTTGAGATATTAATTCAGATTGTTGCGTGGCTTGTATTCTAGTACGCTCATCTTTTCTATCTTCTATATCTTTCAATTTATTAGTTTCTGCTTTAGCTCTAGCTTCAGCAAGTTGAATGTTATAATTAAACTCTTCAGCCATTAATTGTTTTTTAATCTCAGCTTCTGTTTGCATACGTTGTATTTCGAACTGAGACTTACCTTGCTCTATTTGTAATTGTGTTTCAGCTAAAGCTTGTTGTTTCTGCATTTCAGCTAAAGCAGCTTGCTCTGATGCTTGAGCATTTGCTTGTGCTTGAGCTTGAATATTAGCCATTTGAGCTTGCTGATCTCTTTGTTGTTTTTGCTTACGTTTTATCTTAAGCAATTGATTAGCTAACTTAATGTTATTAATCTCTCTTAGATCTATTACATCTTCTAAATCAATTTGACCGGTTTGAAGAGCTACTTGTATATTTTGTTCTAACACTTGTTTATCTTGCTCTTCTGGTTCTAATTCTAAGAAAATACCAAACTCATGCATATTTAGTTTTTCCATTTGCTCAAGCGTATTTACGTTGAAAGTACTAATACTATTCATTAACGCTTGTTTTGTTAACGGGAAACTAACCATATCCGCAGCTCTCAAGCTGATATTCTCAGCATTACGTACTGTTAAGTACATAAGAGACTGTAGTATATGTTTTGTAGCTGTATTTGAAGCAGCTGCAGCGAGTTTTTGTAAACCAACTAAAGAATCTTTGCTAGGTTGACTACCATCTCTAGCCTCATTTAATCCCGTTACATCACGTATCATTTGTAAATAATATTGATACGTTTGTGTAAGCGCTTGAATCTTAGCAATACCAGAAGATGATTGTAACTCTTGAATAGGTATCATACCTCTGTTACCATCACCATCTTGTGTCATGCTTCTACCAACGATACTACCTGTTTGGAAATACATGTTAAGTGCTTCCTGTGGATTGTAAGTTGTGCCATTTCCAAGATCAACTTCAGCTAAACCATCAACATCTACGAAAACACCATCAGGAACCATTCTAGACAACACCTGTTGTATTTTAAGATGTGTTAGTTGAATCATATCGGCAAAACCAATACACTTGCTTACTAAGCTTTCGATGCGTCCTTTATATATTCTAGGAGCAACGATATTGTAATTCATTCTAACCTTAGTCTGATCACTATATGGGCGAGTCATATTTTCAGCTAACTCCCATTTAAGCATTTTTTCGTGACCAAGTATTTTAGCGCCGCTATACAAAACCTCTATAGCTCTATGAACTCTTTCAAAGTTATCACTTTCTGGAGCTTCTAAGAAAGTATCTGGTTTTTCTAAAGCTTTTTCTAAACCTTGTTCAGTATGCTTAATTTTAAATACTTGATTATTATAAGTCTTATATTCAAAGAACAAAACCTGAACTTGACTATAATCATCATCATTTCCAGCGGTGTTTCTAGTATAGTTAATATTACCTGGGTATTTTTGTATTTCCTCTAATTCACTATCTGTTAAATAAGGAAATAACTTTTTAACCTCCTGTAATGTAATACTTTTTACTTCACCTACATAATATATATCTTCGAAGTTAGGATCTTCTGTATAAGAATATACTAAGTTTGCTGGATCTACATATTTAACTTCAATACCATTAGCTAAGTTAAAATCAGTTTTACTAGCAGCAATACCAAGTACAGTTAAATCGTAAGCTAATCTTTTCTTTATTTCTTCGTATTTATTAAAACTAAATACATTTTCTATAAGCTCTTCTTCAGCTATTTCAATAGCTTGCTTATAAGTAAGCTGCATATGAAGCTCTAACTCTTCCTTAGTCGTTGGCAATTGATCTTCTGGTACATTACTTCTTTTTAAATCTACACCAAGAAGATCTTTAGTTTGAGCCATTAGATCTTTTGCGAAAGCATCCTGAGCTATGGCTGTAGCGTGAGCTGTTCTTTCTTTTGTCGCAAATGGATCTGTAGCAAATGAATTTATTTTATAACCTTTATCTGTCATACCATTTACTACAATATCTACAAACTTAGATAAAACAGCAACTGGCTTCCAGTCTAAATTAAGATAAGACAAGTCACCGTTAATAGACAGCTCATCTTTATATTTTTGAACGCTTTGTTCTCCTCTAGCGTAAAGTCTTAGCTGATGAAATCTTTGCCAGCTATTACCAAATCTGCCACCTATGTTAGTTCCTCTATCACCTCTGAACCATTCATTCTCGATAGCTCTTCCTACAGCTAAGCCGTAGTCATACGTTGATTTCTCTTCATCAGGTACTACCTGACTTGGGAAAGAACTATTAACGTTAGTATAAATCATCTATTATATTATTTTTGAACTATATCCACTGTTGTTGTATTTCTTAAATGAAAGATTAACAGGTTCTTTTTTAATGTTATAAACTGGAGCGTATTTGTTTTTGTTACACGCCATTATAGCTAAGCCAGAGCTAATAGAAGCATCGTGCTTTGTTCTATTGTTTATATTAAACGCCGCCCAATCTTCTAATGTTCTTTGAAAATACATTTGACCGTAAGTATCATTATTAATACCAACGTGATCTTCGATGTAACTTTCAATAGCAGCTGCGTGAGCTTGTTTGATATCTTCTGAGGAGTTTGGTATACCTCCTATATCTTTTTCTGTAACTGATAGTTTGTTGTAAACTTTATCAGGTCTATTTATTGAGAAGTTTCTATAACCTCTTCTTTTTAAATAGTATAGTAACCTTGGTTTGTTATTTTCTGCTAGTATTGGCATACCATAAAAATGTAACGCCATAAGCACATCTTCAAAAAATATTTCAGCGGTTTCAGGTCTTGCAATATATTCTAAGAAAAACATATTAGCTGGAGCGTTTTCCATACTAAACTTTGTTAGTCCATGCAAAGATCCTTTTGAACCTCTTTTGTCAACAGTGCCAGATATATCGTAAGAGTCACAACCAAACGCTCCTACGTGTTCGTTGCCTGGATACTTTAAACCATTCTTTACTATAACACGATTTTGCATTTCTGCTGGTGGAACCCAAGAAACTAAAAATCTACCGTTTTTATTCGGTACAAATCTTACTCTAGTATCTCTTACCTCACCTTCCCATTGAAAGCTTCCGCGTGTGACTAACACTTGATTTTTTATATCTTCATTATAATCTATCTGTTCGTATATCCTAGTTAGATTAAATAAAGACTCTTTTGTTTCGTCTCTAAACGCGTGTTTTTCTGTACGCGGAAATTGACGATAATATTCATTTAAACCGTCTTGATCATTTCTAAGACCATCAACTTCATTTTCCCAATGTTCTACAACGCCAATTCTTATTAAATCTCCATTAGCGTCTTTAATTGTTCCTGTTGGTGTTTCAAATACAGGGTATCCATAAGCATCAATGAATCCCTCGTAGTTCCATTCCATAGGTATGAACAAAGAATATAATCCCGAAGCAGTCTGTCCATTGCGGTTTCGTTTAGTAACATCTGAATCTTCGTATAACTTTTTAAAGTTTGCTCCACCTTTATCTAATGCGTTAGAGGTCGAGCCCATCATACATTTTCCAACTACTCTAGCACCAAGTCTTAATGTAGTTTTTGTTACTCGCCAGTTATTTAATATATTATCAGGTTTTTCCCATTTACCACTTTCATCGTGAACAAGGAGTTTAAGCTTTTCACCGTCGTAGCTGTTGTCTCCTGTATTTTTCCAGTCAATAGTTGTATCAAGTCCCTCAAGCTGCTCCGCTGTTTCTCCATCATCAAACTTTCTTCTAGTGAGTTTAGAAGCTGGTATTCTATAAGCAAGCTCTGTCTTTGGCCGATCCATTCCGTCTTGTATTGGTTTAAAGAAAAACGGGTAGTTGATCGATATTGGTACAACTTTATCGGTAAACATTTTTTTGGCATCAGCTCCAGTTTTTGATAATATACCAAATCTAGAGTCGCTAGATATTGTTGCTTGATTAACTGTTTCTCCAGATGCCATAAAGGAGAAACCAGACCGTCTATTTTTGAGGTAGCACATGCCATAACATCTTTGGTCTGCTTTACAAGCTTCCCAGAATATAAAGAATAATCTGTTTGATTCTCTATAATCTGGCGCTCCAACATCAATTTTAGACCACTGCAAATACATGTAATGAGTACCAGTGATGTAAGTAGGTTTACCATTGTTATAAAACCAAAAACCTTCATCTCTTTTTGTAAACTCATTATCTATGTAATCATACCATTTTTCCTTAAAGTTTAATGGAAACCTCTCCCATTCAAACCTACTTTTAATTTTATCTAATTCTTTAGGATAATCAAGCTTTTGCCACATTTGCTCATCTTGTTTATCAGAGCAAGCGTATACATTTTCAGGAATAGCTGGTAGCGCTATAATTAAATTTTGTATTTCTATTATCTCACCTATTGTACCGTCTTTACTAATAATAACTACATCATGTTCAGGATCATATCCGTACTCCCATTTTTTGTATTTATTATTTTTTTTTAGTATAGATGGTTTAATGTGGTCATGTACTGTTCTTACTAATGTTTGCTCGTACATCACTTAGATCTTCCTTCAGCAAAACCTCTGAACGTTTTTTGTTCAGTTTTATTGTCTTCAGATTTTAAGGTATTCTCCTCTTCTTCGATGCGCATTAATATTTCAAAAGCATCGAATATAGCTAGTTTTTTAGTTGCAGCTGCGTTTTTAAGCCTATCAGCAGAAACATCATCATCTGTGTTTGTAATGATTTTTTCTTCTGCTACTTTAATAAGCTCATCTACCGCTTTCCGCCCAGCTTGGATTATATTCTTCCTCGTTTCCTTTGAACTCATGTTTTACTAATATATCATTTGATTCCATACAATAAAGTCTTTGACCATCAATCAAAAACTCAAATTCCCTGTTAGATTTAAAGCCCACTAGATCGCCCTCGTTTATTTCTAGCGCCTCTAGCGTCTTATTACCAATCTTGACTATACCTATATTCTTTCTCTCTTTTTCTAACGACCAGGGATCATTATTTTTTATAGGCATTACAAAGCATCTTTCACCAATTGTTTTCCAACCATCATAATTTTTGCGAGCGTATATTTGATCTATGCCGCAAACAAACTCGTTATCGTTAAATAGTCTACTACTATCTTTTTGTACACCTTGGTGATTATAATATCTTCTAAAAACATTATGATGAATAATTATTGTATCACCCTTTTTTATATCTGTTTTAAAAGCTGTTGGTGTTGCTATTACAATTGCTTCTCTACTTACAAACTTATGATCTTCTATACCAGAATTTAAAATAAGGTTGTTTCCATTTATGGAAACTTCATTGTCATATCGTTTGTTTGAAGGTTTTATTATAAAGTCAAAAACGCTTCTCATTAATATTCTAAATCATATTCAACGGATATTGCCATGTTAGAGTTAAATTTCTTCCATGGCAATACCTCGCCGTTTTTCTTTATAAATATGTTATAAGAACCGTCTTGGTCTTCAAATAATATATGCGATATTTCATGACCGCCATAAACTTGTTGGCCTAACGCGTAGTGCATCGCATCGTTTTTATAATCAGAGCCAATGCTGATTTTTCTTATAACAGCAGACATTACTCAGATTTTTCTTCAGCTTTAATTTCTTCGTATTCACCAGTTTCTAAGTTAATACTAATAGAACCATATTTGTCCTCTAAAACTTTTTTAGTTTCCTCAAGCTTACCGTTAATATCGGCGACTTGATGTAATAGTGAATGTTTCTGAGTTTCTAAAACTCCGATATTAGCAACTGCATTGTTTAATTCTGCCTGTTGTTTTTTGATAAGTTCAAGCTCTTCAGCTGTAATTGAATTTGCCATTTTATTTAATTTAAGTTAATTTACTATTTTATAGTCACTTATTAATCTTTGTTTTTCCTTATTGCAGAGCCAAAGAAATAACCAAAAATACTAAGTACAATACCTTCACATATACCAATTAAATGAATCCAAACTTCTTTGTTGCTTTCTGGTATTTGCAAATATACGATTGCATATATAATAAATGCAAAAGCACCAAGCCCGGTTAAACCCGTTAAATTAAACATAAGGTCAAACCCACCGGTTTTAGCTTTTTCAACTTCGCGCCTTCTTGCGGAATCTCGATCTGCGACTTCGAGCTTATACAACTGTACAAGCTCTTTGTGCATCTGCGCCTTTTCTTCTGGAGTAGCGACTGGATCGTTGTCAATTAAATTCTTAACAATACCTAATACACCATTATCCGGTAATGCACCTGAAACAAAACCAGGAAGCTTTTGTAATATAAACTTCCCAACTTTAGTTTCATTAAATTTTTTATTTGGCATTATTTTCTATTAAACAAATTTAATCCAGTTTCTGAATTATACACTGGCTTATTAGTTGCTTTTAACCTTTCAGTATACCTATGTTCTCTACCAAAAAGCCCATGACCGCTAGTGTAAGTGGCTTGAATATCGCTGCTTAGCTTTTTATATTTATCTATTATACTTTTTTTAGCAGTAGTATAAAGTTTTTGTGCTTCGGGGTCACCAACGAAAGATTTTCTAGGCCTAATAGAAGCAAGCTCTTTTTCGCGCTCTTTTTCTAGTAAATATTGGGCTTTTTCGCTTTCGGGTCTACCTGTTAAAAAATCACCGCTTATATCTGCTACTTTTAAAATATTTCTTGAACCCGTACTTGACGCTTTGTCCGCTTGGCTTTGATTTATAGCATTTTCTACGTCGCTACTTCCTTGACCAAACCTTGATGTCGTACCACCGCCAAAAGCTTGTTTTGTTTCTTGAAAAATATTGTAAAAAGGTTTTTTACCGCTTAAATCAAACTTATAATCTCCACCGCCTATAACGGGGTCGATTTTTTCAGGCGTACTACCTGTTATTTCTGGCTTTACAGATACTAAACCTGTGGTTTTAATTTTAGGGGAGTCAGGGGTAAATCTAGTTTGTGTTTCGCTGCGTTGTTTAGCTAAGTACTTCTCGTCTTGAGCTTTCCTTTCTTCTGGGCTTAAAGCAGCGTAAGCGGCGTCTCCCTCTGGAGTCCTTTTTACTACACCGCCAGGTGTTCTAAATCTTGAGATTTTTGTGATCCTAGTACCAGTAATTCCTTCCGGTGTAGTTTCTCTAGTTCTTGTTGTTTCTTCAGACAATAATTTCTCGTTTCCTTCTGTTGGGTCGAAATAATTGGAAGAACCTTTCATCATTAGTCCAGTTGGTTTTCCTTTTGCGTCATACATTCTAGTTACTGCGCCTTGCTGTTTATTGTAAGCCATGTTTTTATTATTTAAATTTTTTATTAGCTTTCCAAGCTTCTTTTTCCCAAGGCAGATTCTTTGCCCCTTCTTTTATACTAGATCTAGGTATTACTCTACCTTTCCAATATACATTATCATCATCATAATCAAGATCACCTCTACGCATTTGGTTTATATGAACCATCTCGTGAGCAATAATTTCTTGTTGCATTTCAACAGGAGCATCTTTATTTACAATAATAGTACCGTTATTGTTAGCTTTACCTAGTACACCATCTTCCATATCTAATTGATATATAGGAGTTGGTTCTACTGAATATGGTGGGTTTGTTAGTTTAAAAGCCATTATTGTTTATATGGAAATTTATCGTTAAACCAAGCCTGTCTATTAGCGCAACCGCATGGTATATTAAGACCTTCTGAAACTTTATCAACTATAGATTTAATACCTGTAGCTTTAGTAAATTTCGCTATATCGTCTCCTAAGCCTTTTGATTGCATTACCACTTAACTTTATCAGCCCAATAAGCAGCTGACATTTTACCTTTCTTAATATTCTTAGCGTGACGCGCTTTAAAACTAGCCCGCTTAGCTTTCATTTTGTCAGACTCACCTGCTTTTGGTTTACCAGCCGTTTTAGCACCTTGCTCACCAAACCTGATGATCTTCTCTACACCACCAGAGCAAGCCTTAACAATATGAGACTTTTTAGGGTGGTTAGGTGTTCTACGAGGTGTATTACACTTTAGACTTTTTTTGTCTACCCTAGTTGCCATATTAAGATCTTTGCTTGGCTATTTCAGTTATAGGTAGACCAGATACTGGATCGCAAGGATATTTTTTAATTTGCATTCCGTTTTTACCAGAGCTACTACCTTTACCCATTGGAAAACCAGTTACATCTAAAGGGCCGTCCCATAAATGAGATTCACCTACTTGACCTTCAAGCTGTGGTTTGTCGATAATTGATTTACGTTTATCCATGTTTGTGTATTTATTTTTTATAACCTTCTATACGAGCTTTTATAACATCAGCTTGTGTTACTTGCCCATCACCTGTTTGATCTTTAAAGAAAACAGGAGCGTCGGGCATAGACATTTGTCTTTGCTCTGTAGTTCCAAATATGCTTTCAGCCGAAGCTTGCACAGCTGGGTTAAACAATGGTTTAGCATTACCTTTTTGATTGCTTTGAAGAGGTAAGTCCTTTGTTAATTGAGGATCTAAACCTACCGACGCCATTTCTGGGTCAATCATATGATTTGGTGATCCACACATACAAGCTACTGAACCACATTTACTACATTTTGCCATAATTATTTATCTTTTAACAGATCTGTCTCTAGATTCTTTTTCACCAAAAACTCCTAAATTAGCTTTCATTTGAGCTGGAGTAATTGTAAACGTTTGTCCTTCGAAAGGATTTGTTGGGTCTATATTTCCACTACTCATTGCTGCTTCTGGAACAATGGCTCCTCCAGCAGTTTGTGCGGCTTGTGCAGCTTGCATAGCTTCATACGCTGCACCACCAAATATACTGTTTCTTAATTTTTGCTGGAAATCGCTAGAGCTAGTTCTTCCAAGAGACGTTCTTCCCATAGCTCCTGCTATACCCGCCGTTGTTACTCCTAAAAATTGATTAGGAGAACCTTTACCAATTTGCATAGCAACAGCAGAATCAGGTTTTATTACTTCTATGTTACCAGGTTTAAAGTCATTAAATTTTTTGACATAAGAACTAGTGTCTTCAAACGCATCGTCAGAATTGGTTTTTTCAAATTCCTTATCAACAGCTTCTTTATTTATTTTTGGTTTTATTTCCTTGTCAGAAACTCCACCGTCTTTAGTTTCCATATAGGTATCAACAAAGTTATTAACACCCTGTTGTAATCCACGAGTTAAAATCTCAGCGCTCCTGTCTATAATTGTAGCAGGGTTTTTGTAGTTACCACCTTGTACCTTGTTAGGTTGCGCTAAGTGGAATGGTGTCATTTTAAAAGCCATATTATCTGTTTTTATCGCTGTTTACGTTTTTTATGGAAGTTATTAAAACTTTATCTATATAACTTCCACCTTTCATTATTTTATTTCTTCTAGTGCTAGTTGGTATATCTTCTTCACCAAGCATTATCCTATACACTCTTTGTATAAGCTGCTTACATTTAAATGAAACTTGATATACATTAAATCTTCCTTCTTGTTCTCTAGTCTTAAACACAACTATCCAACCTTCTTTAAGCAATCTATTCCATCTTCTATTGTCCCAACTATACGAATAAGACCCTAACTCAAAATCTCTCTTACTAAACAATCCTAGGCAATCTAAATAGATTAATAATTCAAGATCAGCATCGTTAAGCCCGTTGTTCTTACAAGCCCACTTCCTTATTATGCGGTAGTGTTTTAATAAGTTAAGGTCTTTTATGTCGCTAGCACTTAATCTCATAAAACAACTACAACGTCGTGATTTGTAATAACATGATAAACTTCTTTATCAACCTCTAGTCTATGTGCGTGAGTTCTGTCAAAATAAACTGTATCACCTTCTTTAATACCCTGAACATCACTACCGCAGTTTATAACTTTTGCCTGTTTATACCTAACATCGACTCTCTGTGAGTTAGCAAGCATAAGACCACCATCAGTTTTCTTAATGTTGTCTTCTTTTTCTATTTCTATAACTATATTTCTACCTATTGCTTTCATCTCCAACTCTTAAATTATTGATTACACAATCTGTAGATAAAATAGTAGTAGCTACTGAAGCCGCGTTTCTAAGCGCGCTTTTAGTTACTAACAGTGGGTCAATAATTCCGTTTTTAACCATATTGACAAATTTACCTGTAATAACATCAACGCCATAACCGTATTTGGGCGTACCATCGTTCTCAAGTCCAGCATTTTTAAGTATAGTATTAAATGGTGCCTTTATTGCTTCAAGTAGTATTTCTTCACCAACACTTTTAGCTTTAATCTTTTTAGAAGCATCGAAAAGCGCTATACCACCACCAGAAACTATACCTTCTTTTACCGCGGCTTTAGTAGCACAGATAGCATCTTCAACTCTATCTGCTTTTTCTTTTAATTCAATTTCTGAGTTTGCTCCAACTTTTACTACCGCAACTTTAGCAGATAGTCTAGCTAAACGTTTTTCTAGTCTTATTACCTCACCTGGAGACTTAGCTTTATCAAGTTGTTCTTTAACGCTTTCTATTAAAGCTTTAACTTGCTCTGTGTCGGTATCAACTTGTATAATTGTTGATTCGTTACTTGTTGTTGCTTTATCACAATAACCTAAAAACTCAGGGCGTATAACATCTAAATCATCGCCTAAATCTTCGTTGATAACTGTAGCACCTGTTAAAATAGCAAGATCACTCAGTGTATCTTTTTTATTAATACCATACACAGGAGCTTCAACAACGTTAACTTTTAAATTACCTTTAGCTTTGTTCATTGCTAGCGTAGCCAACACTGGCTGTTCTAAATCACCAACAATAAGTAAAGGTTTCTTTTCTTTTATAACGTACTCAAGTACGCTTTGTATTTTTCTAACCGATTCAACTCTTGATTCTAATATAAGTACAAGAGCATTTTCCAGTTCAGCTACATTTTTTTCGACGTTTGTAATAAAATGTGGATTAGATAATCCTTTGTCATACTCTACACCATCTACAAGTTCAAAATAAGTTTTATCATCTTGAGTTGACTCCATTGTAACAACACCGTTTTCACCTACAGTTCTAAAAGCTTCACCAATAATAGCGCCAAGCTCTTTATCGTTATTACAACTAATCGTAGCTACGTCGTTTAGCATTTTACCCTCAACAGGTATACTAATTTTCTGCAAATAGTTTATAGCTTTTTCTACAGCAGAATTAATTCCATTTTTAATATTTCTCGGATTATCTTCTTTAGATCTTTTGTAGGCTTCTGTTAAAATTGAGTGCGCTAGCACTGTAGCCGTTGTTGTTCCATCGCCAGCTTCTTTGACAGTTTTCCTAGCTGCTTCTTTTAAAAGCGTCGCACCCATGTTTTCTACAGGATCTAAGAGTATAACCGAATCAGCAACCGTTACACCATCTTTGGTAATAACAGGTTTTCCTTGATCATTTTCTAGGATCACACATTGACCGCTAGCCCCAAGTGTGGAGCTAACGGCTTTTGTGAGTTTTTGTATTCCTTCAAATACTTTATCTCTGGCTTCATTGCCAAAGTTTAAATTCTTAACAATTGCGTCAGACATATTAGATTTAATTAAATTTGATTTATAGTTTGTGCTTATTCAAATGTTTTTACAACTATTGGTCCTTTAGCAAAGCCCAAACGTTTTTCATAGTGTTCAATTGAAGCATCAATAGCAGCTTCAGCACCTTTAACCGTTTCTCTTCGCGTAACATCAACCCAGTCGTTTTCTTTTTGCGGATTGAGGTATTCGGTTTGATAATACCCATTTGGTAGTTGTACAATTCTCCAGTTTTTCTTTTCCACTAAGTGGTTTAAATACTGGATTTCTTCATCGGTTACTTTTGGAGTAGCTTGACCACCCCAAGAGTAGGTTCTGTAATAAAGTGTCATTTGGTTTTGGTTTTAAATTAATAATTGGTTTGCCCTTCCTGGGCCAGGTTATCTTTTACCTTCTTTTTTGGTTCCTTTCCCGTCGTTTCCGCGGTTTTTCTTAACAGATTCAAAACGTCTGTCTTTATGATCGTAGTCTTTGCCTTTTATGTCTTTATCTTCTTTTATGGCTTTCCTACGTAATCTTTGGTTTTCTGCTTTCTTTTTTCTCCTATCAGGAGTCATGGCAAACTTTTTGTCTCGCGCTTTTTTAGCTATGCGGGCTTTCAATGATAACTTTTGTGCCATATCTTATATATCACTTGATTTTAGTGATTTTTACTTAATTTCCTATTGTCATAGTTACAGAAGTTGGGTTTATTTTTTCTTCTATTTGATTTGCAAGTGATTGCTTTAGTTCAGCAACTTGTTCTGCCCCCATAGCTTCTTTGGTCCAATCAACCACTATTTCATTTGTAAGTTGATCAAAAGGTATAAATTCGCTTTCAGGGTTTAACGCCACAGCTTGTGTTCCAATACTTGAGGCTTGATAAGGATTTCCATTAGAATCTAATTGATCTGACACACCCGTTAACGACCAGTGTACATTGTAAACCACATCCGTGTATTCTTCTTCTACTGGGTAAACATCTACTGTTTTACAATTCCATTCGTAAGTTATTGCCATTTTTTATATTTATTTATTTTTTTTTACCAAGGTAAACTATTAGATTTTGAATCTAATTCTGCTTTTTGTTGTAATATTGTGTTTGTTATATCTTGTGCGTCTTGCTCTATCATATTTTTTTTGACTTCTCCCATTTCTTCAAAACACCAATTTAAAACCGTTTCTTCGGTTACTTCATTAAACGGTATATAGTTTTCTGGTATATTATTTTCATCTATATGCATTACCCATTCTTCTACTTGCGTATGCCAATCCTGCGATAAGGTATACGATATTTTAATTTTTGTAATATAACCATTATTTTTTATACTACTTAAAGAATCTACTGCCCAAATCCCTGTTGTCATTTTATTTATTTTTTAATAATTCAATTTCTGCTTTTAGCTCTTTAATAGCCTGTACAAGGACGGGCACTAATCTTCCATAGCTTGCTTCTAATTTATCTGGGTTACTTTCATAAACAAGCTGTGTCCATTCATTATCAACTTCCTGGAGGTCTTGAGCAATAAAGCCTATATCTTTGCTACCTTTTTTATCACTAAAAAACTCTTTGCCATCACCATCAACTTCAGCTCTATTATCCCAAATAAATTTTTTAGGTTTTAATGAATTAATAAATTCAAGACCATATGGTAAATCTTCAATATCTTTTTTATCTCTTCTATCTGACAAAGACGTAATACTAGTTACTTGGCATCTAAGAGTAGCTATACTAGAATCTCCTAATGTTATTTCGTTGTTAGCGCCAGAAGAACTAGCTGTTGTATTTGATCCTAATAAAACACAATTGCTACCAGGTCTAAGTGTAGATGAATAACCAGCTCTATATCCGCCTATAACAGTGTTGTTAGTACCAAGCACCCCATTGTAAGAACTTTGATAGCCTATTACAATATTGTAGTCGTACATGCCACTTCTACCCGCTTGATGCCCAATACAGACCGTGCCATTTTTATTTGTATTGCTATAAAAAGATTGATAACCAACGCTTACATTATAATCCCCATAGCCAAAATAACCGGCAAATCCCCCAATATGAACGCTGTTACTGTAAGACCTAGTCCCATTGTATGATGATCTAAATCCAATTGCTACATCATAATTACCCCTCGGCCCTGAATACATAGATTCTTTTCCAATAGCAACAGCCCCAGTCCCAGCATAATCACTATATGAAACTTGATCACCTATCAAAACTTGTGAAGCATTTGTGCCTGTTGTGTATCCTACCCTATAGCCTATAGCTACAGTTTGATCACCAAGCGAAGTATCAGCGCCGCCAACTTCCGAGCCAATATAAACGCTATCATTTATTGTTAAATCATTATATGCCGCATTGTAACCAATAATAACATTGTCGACACCGTTAGTACTTGCGTTAGCTGCGTTAGATCCAATAATAGTATTATTAACCCCTGACGTCAAGCTACTACCCGCTGTTATGCCTAATGTAGTATTATTTTGCGGATTTAATAATAATGAAGACGGAACAGTCCCAACATATAAAGAAGCCGTATCAACTAAGACATCTGACAAATCATTTAGTGAAGAAGCACCGCCCCCACCACCGGCATCACCCCATTCTAAAGTTGTTCCAGAAGCAGGCCATTTCAAAACCTGCCCGCTTGTTCCGGCTGTATTTGGTATTGTAAATTGATCATTTTGTATTGCCCCAGAAACATGCAACTCGGAACTTGGATTTGGTGTTCCAACCCCAACTCTTCCGGTATCACCAACAACAGTTAATATTGCATTAGCGACGTATTCTGCCTGGCCTCCTGAGGCATCATATCCAATAGAGTATTTATTCCAGCTGCTGGCGTAATTTAATCCAGCAAACCATTCTTCACCCGAATTACTTGTATCTTCAAAGAATACGCCTTGCCCTCTACTTCCATAACCTATCATTCTAAGCTCTGTTGTTGCAGCTGGAAAGCCAGCGTTATTACCAGCTTCTATTTTTAATACAGCTGTTTGGTCTGTAGAGCCACCAACGTGTAGCTTTGCAGTTGGACTAGTCGTTCCAATACCAACATTGCCGCTGGTGTTAATACGCATTTTTTCGCTCCCGTTATTTGAAAAACGAATATAACTGCTTGCGTAATCAAGAGTAATTGGATACCCAGAGTCAATTAAAAATCCATCAGTACTTCTATTATCATAAGTAATACCAGCAGAAGCATATACAGTAGAGTCTGTACTAAAAGTCCATTGAATATCACCTTTTGTGCCAGTAGTGCCTGCTTTTATTTTAAGATTAGCATTTGATGAGTCTAGAATAATATTCCCAGCAACTTCTAGTTTTTCACTAGGACTGGTCGTTCCAATACCCACGTTGCCGCTTGAATCTACGACTATTCTGTCACTACTACCTACAGTGCTGCCAGCTGATATTTTAAATTTATCACTATCGCTATTATCTACACCTATGGTAAACTTGCTACTACCGACTAACTGAAAATTGATTTGTGGGTCGCCAGTCCCAGTATTATTTAAATTCAACCTTGCTTGTGCACCGCTGTCATTTATTTGTATCTGGGCATTTGACATAGTTAAAGTCCCAGTCATTGTATCACCAGCAACTAATACATATCTTGTATCTGTAGGAAGCTCAGACACCGACACCCAATCTGTTCCTGTGGCCGTAGAGCTTAAAACCTGCCCGGAAGTTCCAGGTTCGTTATTGCTATCATAGTAAGCGCCAGTTACCCTTACGTTACCGTCTACGTGGAGTCTCTCCGTTGGAGCGGTTGTAAACCCAACTCCAATATCACCATTTGGCATTTGAAGATCACCACCTAGACGGACTGGATTTAGTGAATAATCATTTAAAAATAAAATACCATCAGCACAATCAATATCGTTACCGTCAATAAACATGCGGTCTCCCTGAGGTTGTTGCTGTATCATTAAGCACCCAGATGTAAAGTTTGCGTCGTGGTTTGGTCCGTTTATTTCAAGTTTTGTAGTGGGGTTTGTCGTTCCAATCCCGACGTTGCCGCCATCAAGTATTGTAAAATGATTTCCGTTAGAACTGTGATTTATTTCTAAATGAGTATTAAGATTATCCGACGCTTGCTTTATATCCCAATAAACGTCTAACACCCCTCCAGCTCCTGACTCTCCTAAACGCAAAGTAGAACTCGCGTCTAATGTGCCTGTAGAAGTGTCTTGTATTGTTAATATAGGGTCCGCCCCTTTAATATGTAGTAAAGAACCAGGGCTATCTGTTCCAATACCCATACGTCCATTAGCCTCATCTAAGTGTACTGTTGCTGACTCAATGGTATTACCAGTAGATCCAACCCATATTTTACCAGTTGTAAGGTTGGGTACGTCATTACTTCTAAGAATAGCAGACACGACAATATTGCCATCGCTTGATGTACTTACCCTACCAACCTGTCCAACGTTCTGTATTAAATTAGCAACACCGGTTGG